ACTTTATTAATAAAAGTAAAATTTTCTCCATCAGCAATATCTCCATCACCTGATTGTATATAAGCATTAATTGCTTCGCCATCAGCATCGACACCATCTTCATGACGATAGATTAAACTTCGTCCAGCAGTGAGACCATATATAGTTGAAAAAGTATTAGCTGTAGAATTAGGAAAATACTGTGTAGCTAAAGGATTTTTTTCTACTCCATTATCTATATATGTGCTTCTTGATAAATTACCAAAATACCAACTATTTTCTAAATGATTATAAATTACATATTTATTTATAAAATTAGAATCAGCTGAACAGTAATACCAAATTACTTCAGAAAAATCGGAAGTTTGTCCAGCATAAACTTGTTGATATTGAGTTTTATTAATATCATCAAATACATGATTTAATATAGGACAAGGTATTTCTTGAACAGCACCAGCAAATCTAAAAAATTGGCCATCAGACATCCAGTAAGCTACATCGTCAACTATTATTGTTGAGTTTAAACTTAAAGCTCCACAATCGTTTCCTAATTGCCTAAAGCCAAATATAAAAGGTGGACCTATAAAAGACATTGATTGAAGTGTTGTATCTGTCCATACTAGAATAGTACCTTTTGCAGGTAAAGCTGATCTTATTTCGCTACCTCCTGCAATTCTTTGTGAACCTGCTGAGTTAGTAGCATTAGGAGTCCAAAAATTATAATTTTCTTGATCTGACCATCTTATAAATAGTTTATCTTGTGTAGAAATATCTCCGATAGTTGTCTCTGTACCCATACAAATTAAATGCCTTGTTTCTGTTGAAATTACAGATAAAGTAGAAGCTGTAGGAGCATTAGCAATAACACTAGCTCTATTTAAAGACATTCCAGCTGACTCATCCCACTCATAAGTAGCTCCATCTTTTTGACTTAAAATTAAATCTTCTCCCCAATTGTTCATAGACCATTGTCTCATATCAAGAGTTACAGTTGAAGAAGTTCTTGTTGTTCCCCATGTACTAAATGACCATGCTCCTGTACCCCAACCATAACCAAAAGTTTGTACACTAGGCCCTATATTTATTTGATATGATATATCAGCATTAGCTGAATCAGTTACTGTAGAAGTAGCTGTACCCGGTGTTGTTATAGTATAAGCATCTGAATTATTAATAGCTACAATTTCAAATTCATTTTCTAAATCAGTAGTCGTAATTCCACCTACATTTGCTGATACATTAGATATTGTTATAAAATCTCCTAATAAAGCACCGTGTGAAGTATGATTAATTATTACATTAGAGCTAGTATCTGTGGTAGTAAATACAGAAGTTAAACTATTAGATTGTCTAATAGGAGTAATATCTTGATTATCTCCTGATCTATAGACATAAACTTTTTTATCTCCTCCGATAGATTGATAACGAGTTCCATCTAAACTAATCCAAGAAGCTATATCTGCGGGTCTTCCTATATAGTAATTGTCACTAAATTTAGTCCATCCGCCTATTTTTTGTGGTAAACCTTTTCTAAATCTAATCTTATCACAATCTGTCCATCTACCTTCTGCACCTGTTTCAGTGTTTTCAGTATCTATACCAGGTAAAAAATTTAATTGAGTTAAAGGCATAATTTATATTATACATTGTATTTTGTTGAAATCTACTAGAATTATATAAAACTAATCCAACCAGTCACTATGTATTTAGAGTGTTTTTTAGATATTTGACTTCTATGTGTATGAGTAAAATCAGATGGCCATAATAAAGTTTTACCTTTTTTTGCTTTGACTGTTAAATTATAATATTTAAATTGCGTACCTCCATCTGGAACATCATTTAAATAAGTCATAAAAACCAACATTCTTTTACTTGTAGAAGATCCTCTTTCAGAATGCCACAATTTAAAACCTTCGTTTTTTTTATAGTATTGCACATTATAACCTTCTGTTAATCCAAAAGAATCTAAATTATCCATTTCTGAAAATTCTTTTACATATTTATGAACACATTTTATTAAAAAAGAATTGTAATTATCAAATATTTTAATACCACTTTTTACTGTTACTCCCATGTCAGTGCTTACTTTAGCTTTACAGTTTACCTCACTGTATCCTATATCTGAATTAAATATTTTTCCAGGTACGTGTAGTTTTTTATTTTTTTTAAAATATTTTATAATATCGTCACAAAGATCAATAGGCGTTTTAAATTCTCTTATAAAACTATCCATCTATATACACATTGCAAGCTACGCTTATTCTTTCTTGCTTACTTAAATTAGTTTCTACAGAATGCACTAAATGAGATGGAAACATTACTATGTCGTTATTTTTAGGAATTACAGTAAATTTTTGGCTATTAAAGTTATTAAATTTTTTAAATTGTAGTTCGTAAAAATGTAATATAGTAAATGCTGGGTTAGGGTTTTTAAATACTATACCACCAGAGTTTTTAGGCACTTTTATATAATATACAATAGAAAATTCTCCATCATGTGTATGTTCTAAATTATAACTATCTTTTTTATTACTATTAATCCATATTGGAGAAAGTTTAAATTTTATATTTTCTGGAAGATTATAACTTTTTAAAAAATCCATTACAGCTGGTGCAATTGTTTGATGAAATTTATCTACTAAAGGAACACCTGCGGAAAAAAGATCCGATTGAAAACCATTTACATTACTTTTTTTTCTTCCTCTTTTTTTATTTTTTTCTTCTTTTAAAAAATTAATAAATTCATTATCTAATCCATGCATATTCTGCAAATTTCTTTTGTATATCGGTGTACTAAAAATACTTTCTATATTATCCATTTATCAAATTCCTTTCTAGGTACATAAGCTCCTAAACTTAAAATGATTCTTAATCTTTTTCCAAACATTGGTTTAGATCCATGTTCCCATTCAGAAGCAAAATTAATCCAACCTTCTTTATTTTTTACTTTTAAAATATTTCCCTCTAAAACTGGATTACCGCCTTTTTGTGCATTTTGTAACATAAATAATAATCTAAAATGAATGTTATCTTTTTCATCTCTAGGATCAGTATGAAAATGAACATTTGTATTGTTAAATACATTTACACCTATAAAATTACCATAGATTTCTTCTTTCAAATAATTTTCAATATTTAATTTTTGCATTAATTCTTTTTGAAATTTTTTAATCTTATCAGATAAATTGCTTTTATAATTATTTGTATCACAAAATTGCCTTCCATGACCATTGAATTTAAATATTTCTCTATTACTATAATTTTTCTTTGCAAACTTAACTATTTCTTTATGCAAAGAATCATCTATTTTAAAATTTAAATATGGACTAATTTCTTTATCAAATATTTTTATCATAAAGTTCTCCAAAATTCCATGTTCATATATCTATTTTTAATTTGTTCTGGTAAAACATTATTAGTTTTCTTTTTAAATATTTTTTTAGATTTAATTGTATGTAATGGTCCACCAAATACTAAATCATTATACATCAAATTATTTAAATGAAATTGATCAAGTTCTTTAAATCTATGTTTTTCGTAAACAGGTATTTCTAAAAAATTATAAATATCTCTTAAAAATTCTTTAGGTTTTTCAATTAAATTTTTATATTCAAAAAATCTATAATGTTTACCATCAGCAAAATTTATTAAATGTCTTATACCTGCTAATGATGTATCTATAAATCCGTCTTTTTGCATTAGAATATTACATTTTTCTTCAAGTTCATCTCTCCAACATTCTGTAATTATTCTTTCTTCATAAACTTTATTTACAAAAAAGTCTTCATTTTCTTGTGCTAGTTTTATAAAAGAAGATAAAATTTCACTAACATCTCTTACTAAAACAATTATTCTAAAATCATAATCTAAATATTTTTTTAACATATTATAATTATATTCACTAGACCAAGGACCTCTATCTATAATATATTTAGATTTTACATTTTTAAAGTAGTTATCAAAAATATTTTTACTTACATTTTCTATTCCATATTGATTTGGAAAATTTTTATACCATTGAGTATTTTTAATTTCTTCTATTCTAAAAAAAATTTCCGGTATTATACTTTGACCTGATACAGTAATATCTGGATTTTGATTTAACAAAGAACTTAATAATGTATTACCTGATCTTGGTAAACCGGATATAAAAAAATATTTTTTTCTCATAATTTTAATTCAAATCCATTGACTCCTATATTTCCTTTTATATAAAAATCACATGATAATAAGTATCTATCTAAATTTGTTAAATTAGCTTTAGCACTATGTTTTAAGTGAGATGGAAATATAACTAATAGTCCATCACTTGGCTCTATTGTAAAAGCTTGTGCATTTAGCATATTATAAGAATAATGTTTAAATTGAAAATTACCTGGTAAAACATTATTATTTTCTGGCCTTTGTAAAATTAAATCTCCTGTTCCCTGTGTATTTTTTAAATATAAAATTGCAGATACAATAGAATTAGCATGATGGTGAATTTGAGTATAATCATTGGTTTGATGTTTTGTAATCCATGAATTTTTTATATATAATTTACAATCTCTTTTAATTTGTAATACTTCATGAAAATATACACTAGCATTATTTTCAATAATTTTTTTTAAAGATTTATATTTACTATTATTTAAAATATTTTTTTCTTTAGACATGTGGCCATTACCAACATGTTCCATAAATTCTAATTTTGTTTTAATTAAATTATTTAATACAGGTTTTTTAATATCTATTTTTGTTTCATATACAGGTATAGAAAACAAACATTTCACTTCAGGTTGTTGATCCATTATTACTTTCTATATTTTTTTAT